CTACCAGGATTTAAAGCTTGACCTGCAAACATCTGAGTGGCTTGTCAAAACATTCCATCAATACACAGAGTATTACAAGTATGATGGGATTAAAGTTCTTGGAGTAGAAGAACCTTTCTCTTTTATCATACATGAGGACGATGAGTTAATCGTTGCTTATGAAGGTAAGATAGATTTACATGCAGAGTTTCCAGTATTAGGAGTATCTATATATGACCATAAGTGGAGACAAGCAAGAGCAGATTACATTGGATTGGATAACCAGCTTATTGGTTACTCTATCGCTGTCAATTCTAACCTTGTTTATATTAATGAGGTTGGGTTACAGAAATCTTATGAGCCGGAAAAGAAATTCAGAAGAGTTCCTATTCCCATTGGAGATGGAGTAAAGAAACGCTGGTTAAAGAATACTATCTTCTGGGCTAAGATTCTAGACCATAGTATTCAAACTAATGTGTGGCCGCAGTCTCATTTAAAGACTCCACCTTTAGGCATTAGCCAGTGTGTTAAGTGTACTTACAATCGTATCTGCAATTCAGAAAACGATAACGAAATGGAACGTAAGATTCAAGACCATTTCCATATTGGAGAAAGATGGAGTGCTCACAGAGAAGAAGGATTAGTTAATGGCGAATAAACATTTACACAAATACAGACTAAAGAATCTAACTCGTGACCCAAACAAATCTCCTTATTACGTTTACATATGTGTTCACCAGGATTGTTCACATAACATTCGTATTGAATTAGTAGACGGTAAGTTAGCTGAGTGCAATAGATGTGGCGACCCTTTCATTATGAAGCTTATCAAGCTAAAGCATGGTGATAGGATTATTGTTAGACCACATTGTGAAGATTGCACAAAGACTCCAGCTAGAGTAAAGGAAAAGAAAAAGAAACTAGAAAATTCTATTGACGAGTTGATGGGTTCTATTTTACCGAAAGGTGTTTAATGCCCAAAGATAATCCCTGGTATAAGATACAGATTGTTACACCGGACGGTATTCAATCTGTCGAATGCACTAGCACAAACAAAGGAGACTTAAAAGCTTTCTACTATAAGTATGCACACGAAGCTGGCTCTGTAATGGTATTCAAAGAAGTTCACGATGATGATGTAGCCATAGAGTTAGAGCTATGAGATACTTTTGCTGGACTTGTAAAAAATCTGTAACATCAGAGTTACCAGATGATTCTATTATACGTGCAGTATTAGTATGTCCAGAGTGTATAGAAGCTAAACGTGTTGTCATTAAAGAGGATGATGATATTGCAGATAGAGAAGCTCAACGATTCTTTGGACAATAAAAAATGATACTAGGAATAGTTGGCTCCGAGGAAGCAAAGTTTACACCGGAAACTGAAGAGGCAGCTAGACTATTAATCCGTTTACATTTAAAGATGGGAGTCCATAGAGTAGTATCAGGCGGTTGTCATTTAGGTGGCATTGATATATGGGCAGTAGAAGAAGCCTCAAGATTAGGTATTCTTGTTATGGAATATCTACCCAGAACTAAAAACTGGGAAGGATACAAAGCTCGTAACATGCTAATAGCAGAAAACTCTGACCAGGTAATCTGTATTACAGTGAAAGTATTACCACCTGGTTATAAAGTAAGAGGCTTTGAGAAGTATTGTTACCACTGTAAAACGGACCAGCATGTTAAGAGTGGTGGATGTTGGACCACAAAATATGCTAGGAAGTTAGGTAAAGTAGGAAGGACATTGGTAATAGATAATGACAGTCCTAATTAAGAGATACAACGCAAGGAGAGAAGTAGTAACGATTGATAAGTATATAGACGTAGAAGAGATTAGATTACAGCCGGCTGGCCTTATTGAATTAAAAGGTAAGGCTATTGTTGGTGAAGTTGTATATCTCAGATACTTTGCACATGACCCAATGGATATAATTATTATGGACAAGGAACCCAATGCCGAACCTAAATAGTGAATCATATGAGAAGTTCTTTCGTGGTTTATTTGTAGGTGGAACAGGTAGAGGTAAAACAATAGCTGCAAGTAGCTGGCCTGGTAAGACATTAGTAATAGACGTTGACAACAGACACAAGCCAATCGTTGAATGGTTCCCAGAAAGAGTAAAGAATGGGGATTATGTAGTTGAATATGTTAATCCCAAAAACTTCTGGACCGTTTTCAAACCTCTTATCAATAGCATCGTTACCTATAACCCATACAACAATATCATTCTCGATGGTATTACTTCCCTTTCCACTACAACAGTAGTAATGCAGATGTTAGTTAAAGGTAGCTGGGGAGATTGGACTTCTAATAAAGGTTCAGACGAATCTAAAGGTGCAAAGATTACAAGTGGTGGAGTAATGGTTCCTAGTTGGGATGAATTCAATGGAGAAGCTATGATTATCTCCACCCTATTAGAGACACTAAAATCTCTCAAGTGTAATCTATTCATTACAGCCCACCCGGTTACTAGACTACGCATTGAAGGTAAGAAGTCTACCAAGTATTTTTCCATTACCACTTTCGGCCCCAAGATTGAATCAATCATTCCTACTTACTTTGATGAAGTCTGGTACTTTGACTATAAGATAGACACAGACAATCAAGGTAAAGAGGTTATAAGACGTACCTGCTATACTGGCCCAAGTGAAGATTATTTTGAGGCCAAAACTTCACTAAAGATTCCAAAGGAAATTGATTATACTAACCGCAACTTATATGATTGCGTCAAGGAATACTTGTGAACATAGAGCTAATAGACAAGCTCTGGTCAAGAACCAAACAGATAGATAAGTGTTGGTTATGGCAGGGCGGAATTAACTCTGATAAGTATGGACAAATTAGAGTTAATGATAAGATGCTTAGTGTTCATAGGTTATCTGTTTCCATATATTTAGGAATTGAATATACAGGTAAATGGCAAGCTAATCATACTTGTGAAAATAAAAGGTGTTGGAATCCTTTACATCTATATATGGGGAGTAAGACCGAAAATAGAAATGATGGATTAACAGGTAGCTGTAATAAAGGTCATCTATATTCTGAACATGGTAGAATACATGTTGATAAACATGGTCAAAGAAGGAGAGTTTGTACTTTGTGTAATAAACAAGCCTCTAAAAGGTTCAGAGAAAAGGAGTATCTCTAATGGATGAGAAACAGTTAGAACAAAAGCTGGATACAGATTGGGTTGAAAAGAGACAGGAGTTTTCTTTTATCTGCCCTGTATGTGGAGCAGCAATTCAAACAAGTGATATTGCTTTACACAAAGAGTGGCACTTAAGGATTAAGCAATAAAGATTTGTTTCTCATTCCGAGAAGCAAAGTAAGGGTGAATAACCTCACCAAAACAAAAGAGGTAATGTCATGCACGCTTCCGACGATAGTATTGTATGGGGAATCACAGCAGAAGATATCTCAAAGGCCAGATTAGTCGATGCTCCAAGCTGGTTGCCTACTGAGATTGTAGACTTTGTATTAGAAGATGCAAAGGCTGGCGATTCAAAGAACGTTCATCTTACCTATAAGGTTTTTGCTGGAGAGTATAAGGGATTGGAAAATCCTTTCATCTACTTCAACGAAAAGCTGCCGGTAATGATGGCACCATTGCTTAAAGCATGTGGTTTCCCTGCCAATCCAGATGGTTCCTTTAGCGTTAAGCTTTCAAAGGGAACAATGATTGGTAAGAAGTTCCTGGCTCATTGGATTAGGGGAACCTATCTCAATAGGCCGGTTAACAACATCGACGATTACTCTGCACTTCCTACTGCTGAGTAGTTATTAAATGGATGGTTGGCAATACACTCGGAATCGCCAACCGCTATCTTAAGACTAGACTTGAAGCGTTTAGACTCCATCGAGTATCTTTTATGAAAAAGTTTAATCCTGATAGCTACTGGGATTTTGTAGAAAGGACTGCTAATGAAGTAGCAAAGTGGCCGGCTTGGAAATTAGGTGGACCTAGTGTTAGAACAAACAAAAAACAAAGGAGTAAAAAGATGAATCCAGATTACATTGAAGAAGCCTTTACCTATCATGCTCCAACAGAAGACCAAATTGAAAGTATGAAACAGATTAGAAATATAGCTATGGACTTAGCTCATACTATAGTAAGAGAGTGTCCTGAATCAGCGGACAGAAGTGCTGCGTTAAGGAAGTTAAGAGAAGTAGTAATGACAGCTAATGCCTCTATCGTTCTAGAAGGGGTAATCTAATGAGTGAAGAAGAAACAAAGAAGAAACTACAGCATTGGTTTGATACCCTAGAAGAAGAGGGTGTTAATCTATCAACGTGGGAAATGGAGTTTGTTGCTTCTGTTAAAGAACAGTTTGAAAGGAGAGGAACACTAAGCGATAAACAGATAGATGTATTAGAAAGAATCTACGCTGACAAAACGAGTTAGCTTTAATGGGGCTATGGCGGAACTGGCAGACGCACAAGACTTAAAATCTTGAGTTCTTAGGAACGTAAGGGTTCGATTCCCTTTGGCCCCACTTCTATATGGAAAAGCAAATGAGAGAGCATGTATATGAAAAGCACGAAAACTGTATGATACCTCACTGTATGATATGTGAGGGTGGTTTATGTCACTGTGTAGTTTGTGGTGGATTTGAAGGTTCTTTGTTACCAGAGTGTCCGGGTAAACAATTAACATCAAAGGAGCACGACGAAAACTACAAACATTACTGTAATAAGACAGGCCCGTTTACAGTTTAAACAAAAGGACAAAACAATGAGAAACATCTTCATACGAATGTTAATCGCTGTGTTCTGTGTAGTGATTTTGTTTGCACTACTTGGACCAGTCCTTAACGTCATAGGGTTTCCATTAAGCGGAGATTTACTTGCAATATTCCGTATTGTAGTCGCTGTGATTGCACTATGGTATATCGTTTGGGGAGCGCCTCCGACTATTCCCAGGTAAGTATGAACCCAGTCTCAACAGATAAATTAGAAGAACTAATTACAGGGTTAAGAGAACATAGAAATTGGATTACAGAGTTACATAACCTTAATCTCTTAATCAATAAGTTAGATACTCTAAACAAAGTTACTTCCACTCGTGAACTTGCGGGTTTAATCCGTAGGTCTAAATCATGGGTTGGAGTGAGTATCCTTTTGATTAAAGGTATGAAGGTCTATCCAGAGATTGAAAAGTTTGCCAGCCGTAATATGGCTTACACTTACCTACAAAAAAAGAATAGGATGAGGCGGTTTCTACAATCATGAAGATATCCATTGTTACTTCACGCTTTGACATTACCAAGAAACAGTTAGACGGGTTCAGGGGGTTATTACCAATCTTCACTAAAGATAAGAACTCTTTTATTATTGGTGGAGATGATGCAGACTATGATGTGTATTTAGCTCTACTAGCATCCGGCTTTGAAGTAGAGGTATATCCACATTCAGGTAATAAAGAGATGATAGAGAAGTATAATGGAGCTAAGATACATAATAGTGCCTTGCCTCTACGAGAACGTAACAAGAAGATGATGGATGATTGCGGTATCTTAATTGGCATCCCACAGACATTCAATGAATTTGAAGATTCGCCTGCCTGGAAAACTATTCGATACGCTATCTCAACTGAGAAAGAGATTTATGTTATTTCGCCTAACGGATATTGTTGGGGATTGGAGTGAACCGATGCCTGTTATTCCTGGAGTAATGGAAACATACGACAAACTAAAAACTCTACACCGTTTAAAGAACGATGATTACGCTGGAGATAACGGACCATTCTTTAACTTTGAATTTGCAGAGACAGTAGGAGCTATCTTTAAAGGAGCTAGAGATAAGGTATATGCCATAGTCATTGGTGTTAAACTGGCCCGGCTATCAGTAGTGCTATATAAACAAGCTACTAATGAGTCTGTTGAAGATACCTTTGACGATATGATTAACTATGCAACCATCTGGAAATCAGATTGGCAAAGCAGGAATAAGAAATCTATCCGTTCCATTACAGAGGCAGAGACTATTAGAGAGACAAAATGACTGAGTTTATCAGAAGCTCTATAACACTTCTTGATAGGACAATGAGAAAGGATGAGATTAGAGTACTTAAATCTTTATCTGAAGTTCTTGGATTTAATATAACAAACAATACGGGGGAACCTTTATTTGTTGAACCTATCTATGAAGGTGGTAACTTAATAAGACTTATAATATATAAGGAACCAAAATGACACCAGTATGTTATATATGCAACGAAGAGTTTAAGGACAATGACTTAACTGTTCCTATTAATATAAATGCAGTATTACCTTATGGTAGAATCTCTGTAACTGTTCTTAACCACTATCTTTGTGGATTAGATTACTTCCTAAACATCTTAAAGGAAGTGGATGTTCTAATGGACAAAGATAGGATGGCTATAGAGAGTAAGTTAATGGATGCTTTAAACTCTATGCACAGGGGGAATATTCAGTAATGCCTAATATGGTAAGTGGGCAGGGTAATCCTTATAGTAAACTAATTATATTAGGAGACTTTCCCACACAGTCAGAAGATAAACAAGGTAAACCGTTTTTGGGTCCATCTGGTGAATTACTAGATAGAATCTTCACAGAACTAGGTCATTCTAATTGGCGTGTAGATTACTGGTTAACATATGTATATAGATTCAGACCACCATTCAACGATATCAAACAAATCGGAACTGTATGTGAAGTCGAAGAAGAGAAACAAAGACTCTATACTGAAATCCTATCTATTAAACCTAACTGTATCCTTGCTATTGGGCCTGCTGCTCTTGAAGTTATTGCAGGTGTTAATAAACTTCTTAAATACAGGGGGAGTATCCTTCCTTCTCAAGTAAGTGATTGCAAAGTCATTGGAACTATATCTCCATACCATTTAGTTAGAGCATCAGATGAGTCAGGGGACCATGATGAATCTAAAGGATTGTTTTCCTACGTTTGGAAGTGGGTATTAGGTAATGACATTAAACGAGCAATCATTGAGTCAAAGACAGAGGGCTGCGATTTACCTAAGAGGGATTTACTTATTGCGAGAAATTCAGTTGATGTATCAAGGTTTATTGACAGGCAATACAAAAACTACGACAGAGTCTTTGCCGACATTGAAACTATTGAATCAACAGTTCCAGGATGTATTAGTCTCGCTTTCAACAAATACGAAGCTATCTCAATCCCACTCTTTGCCAAAGTCGGACGATACGAAATAAGTTCTATACCTACTACTGACCTAGCTTTCATATGGCAGAAGTTAGATTGGCTATTTAGATATATGTTAGTAGGTGGGCAGAACTTTAAATTTGACCAACAGAAAATGGAGATGGTTGGTTTTAAATTCAAAGGTCTAAAGACTGATACATCTCTCAAGGCTCATACTATTAACCCGGAGATACCTTATGTGGGTCTTGCATTTATATCGTCTATCTGGACTAGAGAGCCTTACTATAAGGACGAAGGAAAAGAGTTTATCTTCGGGAAACACGATATCGACAGGTGGTTTCTTTATAATGCTAAGGATTCCGCCGTGGATTGCGAAGTTGATGAAGCTCAAGAAAAGGAACTGGAAGTCCTTTCAGATATTTACAAGACGGATTTAAAAGCATTCTATTATGGATATATAACCAGACTACATGGTCTATACTTTGATATGGAGAAGGTAGGATTTAAGGTAGATAATGGAGTAAGAGATTATCTTATTGCTAAGTATCAGACGTGGGCTGAACATCTGTATATTCAATTAGCAGTAGCAACTGGAAGGGAAATAAACTATAACTCTCCAAAGCAGGTAAAGGAGTTACTATATGAGCAGATGAAGATTCGTCCTATTGATAAAGACCATAGTACAAACGAAGATGTGATATCAAAGTTATTGAAAGATAAGGTGAGAGATGAATCCTACCGTTCAGTTCTATCAAATATACTGGAAATACGAAGAGTTAATAAGACTCTATCAACGTATCTCTATGCAATGCCAGATTTTGATGGGAGAATGCGAACCCAAATTAGAATTACTGGAACAGAAACGGGTCGAAGTTCAGATAGCGTATTGGACCCTCCCACTAGACCATGCAAAATTGGATTCGCTTTCAAAACAGTTACAAAGCATGGAGATA